AAGCCGCGCCAATTCGTCCGGGCTTTTGAGCAGGCATTCGAAGCGAAGAAAAACAGACTGAACCAGCAGGGATCCGGCAGCACATCCGGAAACCTGGCAAGCAGCCCCGCGCTCAGTGCCGGCGGATCGAAGAGTACATTCGTCGATCCGAAGAAAACCAACTCCAGCGATCTGATCACGCGAGGGCTGAAAGAATCAAGGAGATAAACTATGGGTGATACTACCCTTGCAACCCAATACGAGCAGTCTCCGTACGATCTTGTTAAAGGCGTGATCCTTAATCTTGAGGAAGAATCGGAGATCCTCGACAGCCTGAACTTTGATACGATTCAGGCGAACACTGTACAGACTTACCGATCCGGTAAGATGCGCCCGGTATCCTGGCGCAGAATCAACCAGGCATTCGGCACTGTGATCCAGGGCCATCCTGAAAAGGTTCAGGCTGGTATGTTTTCCTTCGGTAATACCGTTGATGTAGACTACCGCCTGAAAGAAGATAAGACACCGAAGATCGTTGATCCGGAAACAGATCAGATCAAATCCACAGTCACCGCAATGGCGCGCCAGTTTAACGAGGCATGGGTGAACAACACTCCGCTGGATAATCCGGACGCCATCGTCGGTTTGAAGTATATGATCAATGAAGAGTTTTCCGGTCAGAAGATCTGCGCGAACCCGGCAGGAAATGCCGTGCTGGATCTGAGCCCGTCTGGCCAGTATTACGCCAGCAACATCAGCATTTTCTTCCTGCAGCTGGACAAAGCGATCGACGCGATCCACGGCCATAAGCCGAACCTTGCCGTGTGTAACTCCACATTCCTGACTCACTTCACAGCACTGTGCCGTGATTCCGGATATCTGAAGACCACGGAAGACAGCCTGGGCCGCCGGTTTGTCGAATATCGCGGCGTCAAGTTTGTCGACGCCGGCAACACTGTTGAAGATGTCGATTCCTCCGGCAATGATCTTCCGATCATCACCGATAAGGAACTGTACACCGGCGCTTATGACGCTTCCACCGGCAACGCGACTTCCGTCCTGTTTGCCCGGATCGACCGCGAACATTACCAGCCGTTCCAGTTTGAAGATCTGACCGTTGATCATATCGGCAAGCTGCAGGATGGTGTGAACTATCGCACGGTCATCAAGTGGGACGTCGGCCATATCGTCACTCATCGCCGCAGCCTTTCCTGGCTGACCGGCCTGAAATTCGCATAAGGAAAAGGAGGTGAAGCATGAAGACTGGCGGCGGTTTTGACAACAACCTGATGCTGATCAACAGCACTTCCGCAGTGACCTCTACTGTAACCGGCAGTGCCGTTGACTTCAACGGTCCGGATCTTTATGAGATCAACATCCGCGCATGCGTCCCGAAGGCAAGCGGGACCAGCCCGAAGATGGTTCTGAAGATCCAGGAATCCGACGACAAATCCAACTGGACCGATCTGTATATCTTCCCGGATATCGAAGCGGCCGGCGAGTGGAACAAAAAGATGCGCGGGACAAAGCGCTGGCGCAGAGCTGTTGCGACGATCACCGGGACTTCCCCGGACTTTGGTTACGTAATGGTGGGTGCTTCCACAGGCGGCGTACTCTGATCGAGTGTGAAGTGAGAAGTGAGGAGTGAGAAATCATTCCTCACTTCCGGATAAAGGAGGACGGCATGGACTGGCAGACTTTTCTGAACATTATATTGGGGCTGCTGTCGGCTTATCTTCTGGTCCGAAACTTCCTAATGAACACGAAGAAAGAGACACAGAGGGAAAGCGCGGAGATGGCAGAGATCCGGACGAAGCTCAGCCAGGTGATGGATATGCTGCAGGATCTGCAGAAGGATATCCGAACCAGCTCCGCAGAGTATAGAGAACTGGCCGGCCGTGTGATCAAGGTCGAGACCAGGATCGAAGAAATCTTTGAACGGCTCAAAAAGCTGGAGGACGACAATGGAAAATCCTGAAGAGAAAAATGATCTGGAGTTTAAGGATTATCTCAACGAGAATTTTCTCGTTGTGGATCCGCAGCCGCGCTGGAGAAGCTGGGCTGTTTGGGTTTCTGTAGTTGGCGCGCTCTGGACAATCTTCAATGCATTCGGTTTGACTGAAAAATGGGGAATCGAAGAGAGCACTTTCAAAACGATTGTCGACGCGATCGGCGTGATCCTGATCGGTTTCGGGATCCTGAACAATCCGACAGACAGGAGCAATTTCTAATGGTATCTTACCGGCAGCCATTCAGGGGAGAGTGGCCCATCACACAACGTTACGGGGAGAAAATAACCTCAGCCTATCATACCGGGATCGATTACGGCTGCCCAGTCGGGACGCATATCCTGGCTTCGGCAGACGGAACCGTTATGGCTGCCGGGTGGGATACCACGGGATACGGTTTCCGAGTGATCCTTAAACACGGCGACGGACGGGCGACGCTTTACGCTCATCTGGATTCGATCAGTGTGAACCTGCATGATAAGGTGCTGCAGGGCGAGGAGATCGGGATCAGCGGCCAGACCGGGAAAGTCACCGGACCACACCTGCACTTTGAAGCACGGACAAACTGGAGTGACTATAAGTCACACTTTGATCCGTTCACGCTGCCACTACGATCTGTAGACGACACAATCAATGAAGGGATAAACAATGGTCAAGAAGCTGTAGAGCGGCCGGAGATCGGCGCAGGCTGGGTCCGAGTGGTTTGTGATGATCCTGCAAACGTCAGGAACACAGTGAACCCGGCGATCATCAATGGACAGAAACACATAGGTGACGTCTTCAGGATCACAGAAGGCGTCAAGATGATTTATAACCTTCCGTACCGCAGGATCATTCCGGAATATGTGGATGACCTCGGTGGATATATTGCAGAGTACGACAGCTATGGTACTCAGATCCTGGAGGCTTATGGCAAAGAAGAAAACCACAACTGAGGAATCAGAAGACAAAAATCAGGTAACAGATAATACTGCGGTGAACGAAGAACCGAAGGCGATGGTCGAGGAATTATTCCCGCTTGAAGAGCTTTTCAATATCAAGTTCATTGGAAAAGACGGTGAGATCTGCAAGGTCCGGCGGGCATTTAAGCCGCGCGGAATGCTGGAGATCTACAAGCCCGAAGCGTAAGGAGAGAGCATGAATCTGTTTGACGCAACACTGGACCTTGCCAGTTTCGCGAAAGGCACAGAGGATTACAAGATCACCGCAGTCGATCAGGTGAACAACCAGATCCAGTGCGAAGATCTGGCCGGCCGCGTCTCTGAGTTTGGCGGCGGGACGATCTGGTTCCGGAGCGGAGAAAGCGCCGGTAAATTCGGCCGGATCAAATCCAGCGCTGCGCAGACGATCGATCTGCTGGATACCTTTACAGATGGTTACGCGGTCGGAGATCTGATCACGATCGGATCCTGGCTGGAGTTTGACACACAGAAGCTGATCAACGCGATCAATTCCGTGCTGAGAACTTATAAGGTCATGGACACTAACTTTGATCTGGAATGGGATACCGAGCAGGATCTATATGAATTACCGGAAGGCGTCACGGATGATATCCGGCAGATTCGGCTGCAGGACAGAGTGACCGGCAAATGGGTCCTCTGCCATTACTGGGAGATCATCGCGCCGATGACGCTGAAGATCTACGAGCGGCGGAAGATGCTTTACTCCGGAGATATCGCAATCAATTATGTACGATACCATGGAGCGATCGGGAAGGATGACGATATCCATCCGCATGTGGATCCGCTTTATCTGCGTTATATGGCCTGGCTTTATCTGTGCCGGAACCTGATCCAGCAAACCCATAAGGATAATCTGGTATCCAGTGATATGTATAACGAAGCGAAGATCTATGAGCGGGACCATGCCACGCTGCCGCTAAAGAAGCTGCAGAAGAAAACGATCTGTTATCCGCAGTGGTAGGTGAGCAATGACTTATCATGTGGAAGTTTCTCCAACCGTAAAACAAAGTACACACCATGTTTCGCTGACTGACGGAAAGAAGACGCTGGGGCTGATCATCTGTGACAGCAAAGGCGCTGCGGATCCATTCAATATCAGTGCAGCACCGAACCAGCGATCCTCTCTCCGGACGAAGACAGGGACAACGAAGTACGAGGATCTGGAAGAGCCCTGGTCCGCAACCGCGCAGGATGACTGGAGCGGAGGCCGGGCGCTGGAAGATTACGAAAACGATACGACCAGATTCTTCGATTCCCGCAGATGCCAGACAGCATTCAATCAGATCTATAATGGGCCGCTGGATTATTATGCCGTCGGCCTGAAAGACAGCCTGACGAACTGGCCGGGATCCGTTTCCTGGAAGTCACTGTTTGCCGGATGTGCATATGGATACCAGTTTACGCTGGACGCCAGCATGACGGCGGGACAGGTTTATATCCTGCTGCGGCGGCGGGGAACACCGAAGGCCGGACTCAAAGTAGATCTATGCCAGAACGACAACGGGAAACCGGGAACCGTTCTGGAAACACATACCTATACCGTCACGGAAATTCCGGATGTTTTATCCGAGTGGCGGAAGTTCTCATTCACAGACAGGACACTGGCGTCCGGAGTTTATTGGATCAAGATCAGCACGACGGCAGGAGAGTTTTCTGATAACTGCTGGCAGATCGGCGTGAAGGCTTCGGCTGAACCCAGCACATATTATTACAACGGGACCAGCTGGAGCACGACAGTTAACCATGATATCTATTACCGGATCTGTGCCGGCGACACCGGGAGATCCGCGAGATTCTTTACTTATAAACAGCTGACGTTTGCATTGACGCAGCTGCCGTCAGGATCACCGAAACTGTATATAAACGGAGATATCGGGGAAGCAGATTCTAACAGCGGCCATCTGGATCAGGTGATCGACGCGACAAAAAGCTGGACCACGAACCAGTGGAAAGGCTGCCGCGTCGGGATCATCGCAGGGACCGGTATTGCGGAAACCGGATCTGTCTGGCGGACGATCATCAGCAATGACGCGACGACTTTGACAGTGGATGAGAACTGGGAGATCCAGCACGACACGACCACGGTTTACGTGATCACCGACACAGATCATTTCTACGAGATCCCGGCATTGACGCACGGCCTGACCGGTTATGTCTGGGATATCTGCATCACGAATGACATTATTTATTTTGCCCAGGGCGACAGCATCGCGATCCAGAAGCTGCGCTGGAAGGGCGGAAGCTGGACCAGCATGGCCGACAGCTTTACCCATACGATCAACGGGACAGAAACGACGATCAGCAACTGCGCCATGTATCTGCAGACGGTCCGGGATACTTCCGGGCTGGTCCTCTGGCGGGCGAATAATAACGACGCGAACCATCAGATCAGCATCAGCATGACGGCCGTCACGGACTGGCTGGCTACCGCGATCACAGTGGCGAACTATACGACGGAGATCAGTTCCAGCAACGATGACGTATATACCACGGGCGTCGATTTTGGGAAGCCGGATGATGTGGCGATCATGTATAAGCTGACGGCCGGAACCATATCCGGAACGGATCATCCTGTCTTCGAAGTGACGCTGCAGAGCTCTGAAGACAATGTGGTTTATGAGGACGTCAATACGGTATCAATTGATACATCGGCGTCAGAGATCTATTTTGCATGCAGCACAAAGAAACGTTACCGCAGACTGAATATCCGCATCGCGGCCGGGACCGGATCCAAACTGTCCAGCGTGAAAGTGGAGACCGTGAACCATTCAAAGTTTATCGGTACGCATACTTTCAATGACAGCTATGGAAAGATCACCAGTCTGGCCGAATATCCGATGATGACCAACAGCCTGTATAAGACACTCTGGATCAACCGGGAAGGCATGATCCATTCGATCAGCTCTGAAGGTGTGGTGGAT